ATTTATCATCGTGTTCGACGACTTCTGAAGCCAGACGATTATGTTCGTTTTGCTTTCAGTTGTCTTCAGTCTAAAGTTCTCTGTGAAGAAGTTCCTGAAGAGTTCGTTTTGGATGCTTTAATTAAGCATCGAACTCAACTCTCTTCCCCTCATCGAGGTCTCAATAAAGAGACTATTGCTCGACTAAGGAAAAGAGGTCAGGATTTTGGAAAACTTGTTAAAAGATATTATAAACCCAATGAAGGGTTTTATCCTACTAACAAGGCTACCTTTTCTTTTTCACGACAGACTGGTGGAGTAAAGGGAGATTTGGTCTATCACAATCGTTTTGGAACTTCCACTAATATGGAAAATCCAGATGATCGGATGGAACCTTTCGTGATTGGCCTATTCGGCCAACCCGGAATGGGAAAATCAGTTCGGATAAATGAGATTATTTCTCACTTTTCCGATCTTTATCCCAATCTCTCTTCAACTCAATTAGTCTATCAGAGAACTTGTCATGTAGATCATTGGGATGGATACAACGGACAACCTATTGTCATCTTTGATGACTTAGGTCAAGCAACTGATGGATCTGATATCAAAGAATTTCAGACCCTTGTTTCTTGTTGTCCTTATGTCCTTCCAATGGCAGAACTTTCGGAAAAAGGACAGAAATTCTGTTCTCCGATTGTTATTGCCACTTCGAATCTACATTTTGGTGCTCCTCTTGTCTATGCTTATGATAAGAATAACCCTATAATTGATGACGTCTCCTTTTGGAGACGTTTTCACTTCCCTCTCCATGTGGAAAGAGGTCTCCTGTTTAAATTAAAGGAGCCTCCTTCTTGGATTAGAAGGGAGAACCTTATGATGAGTCAGTTAACTCCTGAAAAATTTCAGAGTTCACTTGATCCATCTAAGTTCTATCGGGTTAAACCGGAATTTGATTCTACAGGGGGTTCCAATTTATGGGAACCCTTTATAGATTTTCCGGCTCTTGTCAAGCAATTTCAGGCAAGAAAGGCCTACCACGAGAACATTCGCCATACCTGGGTACAGAAGGTTTTGCAAGGGACAACCAGTAGTAATATCGACTCTCTGAAAGATCTATTAGATCAATCAGGAATCGATGAATCTACTGGTTTCCCCTTACCAACTCCTAAGCCCGTAACTCAAACTCTTGAGTTTCCGGCCTATCCTCCAGCTGCTCCTCTTCCCGTAAGAGTGGAACCAATTACGGAACCACTCAAGGTAAGAACGATTACAGCTGGAGAAGGAGATACCTTCTGTCTCAAACCTCTCCAACGTGCCATGTGGTTAGCACTGGGTGATGAACCCCAGTTCTGCTTAACTCATGGAACTAACCGTCTCGAAGCCGCTATAGAGCGGATCTACGATAAATCGGTTAAAGGAGATGTTTGGATTTCAGGTGACTACACAGCAGCAACG